GCTCACAACTTTGCGAATTTTTATAAAATAAAAACAGCCGCCGATTACTCGGTGACTGCCTTATTTGTTGGGTTTTGATTATTTAATTTTGGTACAATCTCTTGTGCTTTGCGCTCCTGCTCTTCTACATCATCTATGGTTTTCCACAGATTATCCAGGTATGGTTTTGACAACATGAATGTCTTTTCTGCATCTCCCCACAGACCAACGGTCTTAATAGCCACAATCGGGTGAATACCGCACTGTAAGAGCTGTAAGAGCGTCTGGGACTTGGTGTACATGTTATCCTGCGGACTGTGATTGATCTGGACTTCAAAATCCCGGATAGACAATTTTAAATCATTTCCAGATACCCGAAGAGTATTAAGAACAACTGTGGCAAGACGTTTTTCAGATGATTTTACAATTGGGTCTTTCAATTTTGCACGGGTTTTAGAGAAATCCCAGCCGTTACGCAATTCGACGGCTCCCTGCGTGTCTCCGCCGGTATTACTCTGCTTAGTAGGAATTGCCAGAATGGATAATGCATTGTCCCAAAGATCATCTTTTGCCACCTGGCATTGTGTCTGGTTAAGCTCCTGTGTCATAATGTCGACATCTGACTTGTTATCTTTGTTGATGGACTTAACAACAAGAGCATGGTTCATTTTCATTTTTGCAAACTGTTCTTCGTCTACATCGCAGTTTACAAATTTAATCCATGACTGAACAAACTGTTCAATCCCGTCCATGCGGTTTGATTGCATATTGTTGATCGCATCCAACATAGAAATGACAAGTTCAATGTCCGAAATACGTTCGTGATTGTTCGGATACTCTACAATCGGGATTCCGCCATAGGTATGTAGTTTTGATTTAACCACATTGCTGTCAACAATCTTAAATGACATAGTTTCGGAAAATGCCAGTTTGTAGTATTTTCCGTCCTCATCCTTCAATTCCTGCACAGCAAGAACCGGTTCTTCCGTGCTTCTGTTATAGATAACAAAAGTATTCAGCGGACTAGGTGCTGTGATTCTGAACGGAATTTCCCCTTCCTTAGACTGGATAGCTTTGAAAGAGGTGCCCGTAGCGGACTGCCATTCACCGGACTTAATGTCTTTTTCCTGCTTATTGGCATCCGTCATAAAATCATTTAACTCATCCACAGCATTATTGATTGCATCATCATCTTTCCTGCTAATGAATTGAACTGGCTCGCCATATGTCTGTCCTACTTTGAACTGGACAATCTCATACGCATGGTTTTCAAGGATTTTGTTTGTGATGTCCTCATTAGAAACCTTTGTACGGTAAAGTACCGGCTGATCTCCTTTGTAGTACCGCCAAAGGTATCTTATTTCTGATTTATTGCCATAAAAAACACCAATGCACTGTCCAATTATCCTCACCACATTGTCAGCTGTGATTAGTTCAGCGTCCGTATATGCAATTTTTCGTCCGTAATTTCCTTTTACAAGGTCTTGAAAATACATTGTGTTTCTTACAAAATCCATGTTTCCACCTACATATAAGTAACCCCGGAAGAACAATTCCTCTGCGGGATGTCTTTAATTTCTGTCTCTCCATTGTCCACGTAATAGACAACTCGTTTATTGCACTTCTTACATCTGCCAATTACTGGCATAGAAGAACGTCCGTCCCATGTAGCAACTTTCCTGCCACACCTGGGACAATATATTGTTTTTGGTTTGTGCTCCATGTTTTTCCTCATTTCTGCAAAAGAAAAGAGCACTGCCGTTTCCAGCAATGCTCTCTCTTACCGATGGGAGAAAAGTTTCTTAAAACTTTACAATCATATTGTATACCACTTATTTTTTAAAGAAAATATACGTTTTTATGCTATTTTATGCGTTTTGGTGCAGTTAATCCCCCATGTACAGGTATCCAAACATTTTCTCAAACGTATCAATGGCATTATCGTAAATAAAAAACGTCTGACGCTTTGATTTCTTGATTTCGACGCTAATTACCTTAAAATCTTTGTCAAGCACAAACCGCTTTGCAAGCACATCGTACATATCCGTATCCGGGATCTTCTCAATCTGCCGGACAATCTCCTCTCTTTTCCTGGAAAGAGTCCGCACTTCTGACTCCATATCAGCAATTTTAGGTGCTCCGCTGCCAACAATGTCTTTTGTACCTGAAGTCTGCACACGTTCTCCGCAGGAGAATGACGACATCCCGTATATACTTGCCCGTAGATTTTTGATTTCTTCAATTTTATTCGCAATCATGCGGTCATATCTTTTGATTTGGCCAAGATAATTCTTTGTCTCCATTACATCCTCCTAAATGGGTTTATTGCTGCTTCTGCTTTTGCCACGACCCCTGTTCTCATTTCGTTCTCGAACAATGAAATAGAGTCCGGCGCGTCATCGTGCGTTACTTTCCCGCTTCTCGTCATGGTTGTAAGTTCTTTCATAAACTTGTAATACTGGCTTTTTCTATCCATTTTTTTGAAATCACGAAAATAATAATCACGAATGATGTTATCTCTTGCATTTTCCATTCTCGTTATTTTGTTCGTACAATTAAACTTGAACCTCGCACTGCATCTTCCACCCTGTTCCTTTACAAGTTCCATTACATCACGGCCGAAGTATTCTCCGGCACTGTTGCTCTCGAATGTCACAGTCTTTACGTTATGTTTAACCAGCATATTTGCGCATTCTGGTTTAGTAAACTGGGTTCCTGCATTATCAAACACAACATCTACTATGTAGACCTCATTTCCGTACACATAACCGATAGGCATTGAGCAGCTATCTTCTCCTTTGTCTGCGCTATCACAGGCTGCCATGATTGCGTCTGGTTCTCTGTCTACTGGAAGTTCCTCAAAATAATTCAGTTCATTTTCTGCAAACATACGACCTTTGGCTTCGAATGGTTCCTGTTGGAACTCTGCAGCCCATGTTTCTTCAGATACAAGTTTTCGCTCTTTTCGGTAATAATCCGTTGTGAATATCTTTCGCAACCCTTTTTTATCCTTACGATAGATTTCCCAGTTGCTTTCGTCCGTTATTGGATCCAATGCCGGAACCGCAACTTCTCTCCATCTCCAGCCAAGTTCATCAGCCTTGGTCTGTAACGCTGTAATAGGGTCATATAGGCTGTATTTTGTTCCCTGGATAATAATGGGTGTGCCCTCTAGCCTACGTCCCAGAACATCATCCGTTACCTTTTCACACAGGAACTCTAATCTGTCTCTATTCCTTGCTTCCTCGTGGTTTTTTACGCAGTCATCAATATATACAAGAACATTTGCTTCTGTACATCCTACGATTGCACCGTCAATAGGTCTGCAAGTAAATGTCGGAAAGATATTCTTGCTTTTTAGATCTATCGAAAGGTTTTCCGCACTTTTGTATCCATCCTTGCTGATTTTTGTAGCTTCAGGAAAAACGCTTAAAAACCTTTTGTATGTGCTTTCGGTCTCAAATCCTTGCAAAAGACCACCGTAAAATCTCTTTACCAGTCCTTCTCCTTTACCGACAGCGAAAATACTTCCGTCTGGGTCTCTTCCTCCCATCATTTGTGCCAGTTTCAATCCGCCGGTTGTCTTTCCAGTACGTTTTGGCTGTGAAACCGATAGAAAATCCAGTTTTCCATCATAAATTTCCTGATACGCTCCTACTACCGGCTTCAAAACTTCTCTTCTTGGGAAATAAAACCTCTTCCAAGGATCTTTTTCATCTATTTCGATGTAATAAAAAAAGCTATCGACTAAATAGGCAGATTCATACATCAAGGTGTTGTAAAATTGTTCCAGAATTTTGTAGGACGTGTCATTTTCTCCTGCATATACTTCCAAATCAGCAACTCTACCGCCAGTCGTATTTTTCACATATTGAGCAATATAAGATTTTACTTTTGCTGATAGTTGCAATCCGTACTCTATATCGTGTTCTGACCTAAACGCAACTGCCAGAGCCTGTATATATGCCTCAATGACCGCTTCGTCTATTCCATTTCGCTCTATGTAATTTTCATATCCGTTTATTGTGGAAATCAGGCTTGAACTTGCCAATAGAAAAGCACCTCCACTCCAAAAAGCAAAGGTGCTTGTAAGACCTCTGCCTATAATTTTTCCAGGTTAGCGACCAACTCCATTTGTTAGCCGGTGATATATTTATTCGCATTCTGAAAGTCTGTCTTTTATAAAATGTTCCAAAACACTAAAGCCTTTTGGCTTATCAATTCCTTTTCTTGCAAGTTCTGCAACTATTGTTTCCATTTCTTCTTTTACTCCTTGATAAGCAATTTTCATTCCAGATTTTATTTCGTCCATTTGTTTTCCTTTCCGCTGATAATCAGCAATCATTGTTCTAATTCATCAATCCTGCTTTCAAGTACATTTATATACTCCCTCATTTTTTGTCCGTCCTTTTCTGAAAGGCATTCAGCACTAACAGTGCCTATTTTCCATGATATGTCCTTTAAGTATTGGATTGCATTTTCAACTTTGTCATCATCACGATTAAGTGCTTCACATAAGCACTTGGCAATATCTTTAAATGGTTGTGGGTGTTCTGCTCTGTCTAACGCCTCTTCAAAGGTGTAATTTCCCTTGTAATCCATAATAATGCCAACAGCTTCATACTTCCCAAGATTAACTCCTAAAAATCTGTCTGTAACTGTGTTCCATATAGCATACAGATTGTCTACATCATCTTGCAATGCAACTATTAACATAATCTCACTCCTTGTTCTCACTATTTGCTAGCTCTTTCGATTCTTCCACAAATATGCTGTGAATTTGGCTCTTCTCCGAGAGTCGTACAATCAATCATTTCCGGCTGGCTTTCCGGTATGCTTCGGCTCTCCAAATCTCGACACATATCTTTCTCTATGCTCTCAATTACTTCTGCCATGCTCATTGCTCATAAACCTCTCAAAATCATTACATTCATAATCAAGTGATGTATCGTTACCTTTTTGACATTTATAAAACGGATATTCTTCTCCTGTTTCTTCATCAAAAACACAATCTATATCGCAATATTTGCAAATTGAACAGTCCTTAAACATTTTCTTTCTTCATAAACCTCTCAAAATCTTCCATGCATTTACAACACAAGTCGTATGTGACATTTAAAATACCATTCTTTGTAATCGAATTTCCGCACAATATTCCTTTTTCAATTTCAGCACCGCACCTGTCGCAAGTGTGCCATTCTTTTTGATGCTTCATATAGTCACCTACTCACAAATCAAGTTTATTCAGATAATCTACTCCATTGTTTTTAAGTGCCTTGCTAATGCCGTTAATCATATTGGCAATGCTCTGTTCGACTTCCTTTATCTTTTCAACATTTCCACCACATTGAAACGACAAATAGCTTTTCTGCCAATCGCTTGCATTTGCAACTATATTGTTATGAACATCTTTTTGCGTAATCATTCTTCCACCAACTTTCTGCCGCAGATAGGGCAGTAGTTAATCTCAAATGCCCCTTCTCCGTATTCATTAGCGCTATTGTCATAGCGAAGCGAATAGGAGTAGCCAAATTTATTTTTTACTATATGAGCATTTCCATACGTGAACCCGTTTTCAATCCTTTTCTCTCTGCCATCGCAAAATTCGCACATAATCAAACCCTCGTAAAAATATCCAGATCGTAATTGTCCCGGATGTGGTCAACAACTTCGCCAAGTTTCTCTTTCACAAATTCATCCTGTGCAATGTCTGGGTGAGCGTAAAATGTGCAACTCCCCGGTTTTCCATCTTGCTGATACTTCCGGTAATCAAGTACCATTGTAAACAGCGGAATCTGTGTCAGGTTTTTCGTTCTATGCCGAAGCCACATGTTAAAAATCTTTCTTTTCATTCCTCTACCTCATTTTTATGCTCCCATAAACCGCCGACTATTTTCAGGGAGCGCTGGCATTCCGCTTCATGCCTTACCTCGGATGTACGTTGTTCTCGCAGTCCTCCGCCTCTACTACATTCCTCTGCGCATTCGATTTTTAAGTCAAAATCGTTGCCAAAACTCAGGTTCGCTTGGGTTTAATAGGTCATCGGCGTACCTTGTAACCTTATGACCTCATCCTACGGTGGGGTATCGAACCCCACTATCCCCGGATGCTTGTCCGTGGCATTTCCAGTTATGCTATCGTAGGCATCGTTGCAACAATGGTCTTTAGCGTGACTTACGCAAGCTCTCCAATTTTAAGTCCTGTCGGCTTTCCCAGACTGTTTCAGTCATATCTGACCGAAGCGCAGCGTGCAGGACTCGAACCTGCAAGGCGAATGAACGCCTGGCGGCTTAGCAAGCCGTTCCAATACCATTATGGGAACACTGCATCTTGATGGTGCGTTTTCTTAAACAACCCATCCATTACGACTGTCTACCACGCACCTGCCAAACAGTGTTTTTAGGGAGTTGAGTGAAATGGGGAAGAGAGGAATTGAACCTCCAATGTTTACCGCGTGGGAACGGATTTACAGTCCGCCGCAACACCGCCAATCGTTGCCGCTTCCCCAGAATTGCATATGTCAGCTCCATGACGTTTTAGGTGATATGCAAGCACCTGCCAGCCTTTACGTTGACGGCGAACTGAGACGATTGCGCCAAGGCACCACACTTTTGATACAATCGCCTGCTGCGATTCTTTTGTACAGGGAATGATGAAATCCACGGGTAACTACCGCAGCGAAACCCAAAACCCACCGAGCCGTGCGATGGCTCTTTAATCAGCTTTCCGCTAGTGGGTCTTAAAGGAGAAGAAGTCATATGAAAACCAATGACATCATGATCCGCTTTAGCTTTTGGTACGAATCTTGAATGGTTTTGCCTTCCATAACCAGTTGAAACCTTGTCTTTGTATAGCGTAGGACAACATCAACGCTTAGCTGAGATAGCCGGATTTGAACCGGCGAATGCAGGAGTCAAAATCCTGTGCCTTAGCCGCTTGGCTATACCCCATTATTTCTTTCGCTTACCCTGATGTTCCAACTGGCAAACGATCATAGCAGCTACATTTTCTCGTTGCTGTCCGATTCCATGCCCTTGCCGGAACAGTTCGCATTGTAGGACTTCCGAGCAGTTCTGGCATTCATCGTTGATTTCCTTGTTCCCGATCTTCACTTGCAGCACCCTCTTCCAGCTCAATGTATTTTCGGATATACCATCCTGCCTTTTTCACATCTTCCAGTCCGTTCTTCCCGCAGTGCCGGTAAAGATACTTGAACGCGTTGCAGATGCAGAAATTCTTAACAGCATCAATGCCCTGTGTTTCCAGCATGACTTCTATGCACTCGAATTTTCCTGTCTCATAATGCGATGGGTGATTTACATTATCAGCCATTATACGTCCCCCTCTTCCCGGTGAAGTGATCTTTCCACCTCAAATCCGTCTGGATACCGTGCTTTCAATTTCTCAATGTTCATTTCCATTACCGCATCCATGCTGGTTCCAATAGCTTCACAGGCCTCGGCAATCATCCACAGACAGTCACCAAGCTCTTTCATCATGTGTTGCTTATCTGCTTTATGTCCCTGGTATTTCTTTTGCAGGATTCCTGCTACTTCTCCAGCTTCACTGTTCAAACCAAATACTGCATGATAAAATCTGTCTGATTTATTCTCCGGCGGTATATTACACGTCCGCATTGCTAGTTTCTGGTATTCACTTCCGGTCATTTATTGTGCCTCTTTCCCCATTTCATAAATTCTTGAACAAAAATCAATGACTAAAAGAATTAGCCATATTGTCCAAACTACATAACACCACATAGGTGCATTGAGTTTCCACAGAATCCAAAACATGATTGGCAACTGTAACATAGCTATCCTCCTTAAGGTCTTTTTGTTTTTTCGGAAATTTGAGGGACTTAGTAGGACGGTTTTTCCGGCCCCGTCAGACCCCCTCCCCGGTGCTTTTCTGGTTGTTCAACATGTCGCAAAAGAATCATTTGACGACATGTTATAAAACCATACAATATATTGTGCTTTTATGTTACTTATTGTACTATATCTAGTTTGTCTCTGAATTCTCGTCATTTTTGTTCGTGCCAGGCAGACAAACAGGCTCTTTCTTTCCCAGCTGCGGTAGCTGATCCGCCGTTAATGCCTGCGCTCTCTGTCTATTGCTATCAGCTGTATATGGGCTTGCCCAGCCATGCCGCCTGTTAAGTATTGCGATCACTCCAACGGGGTTAGCCTTGCCCGATGCAAGCTTATTTTCAAGACTTTCTTCGTTGTATTTTTGCAACTTTTTGCAAATCTCCGAACCAGTCCGGCTTAGTTCTCGCTGATTATATCCCCAGTCGTAAATTGTACTATCTGGAATACCCGTTAAATTGCTAAAACCTAATATACTTATTTCTTTCTCATATGTCATACATAGATATATATAATAATCGCATATATCATTTACCAGATTATAATTATATAAATTAAACGTGCTAGATGTTATGCATATATCATTTATCTTTTCCTTACTCCTAAAATATTCACGATTTTTAAATACATGTCTATGTACATACATTAGCGCAGCATTCCAAACACTTTGACTTGCTTTCGTTAGATCCTCGATAGGCGGCTTCTGGTTCTCGCAGAAGATCTGCAAATACATGTCTATGTCATTTTCAAACACTTCCGGATCCGCTTTGTAATCCTCTACTTTTTCCATGCTCTGCACCTCCTTCTGTGATTTCCGGGAAATAAAAAACGCCCACAGAAAAGACTGTTAGATCTAATCTGTGAGCGTGCTGCGCTTTGCTTGTGTTTCTGTCCGTCCTTGCTCTTGCTACCTCTCGCGTTGATCGGCTCTTTTATCCCTCTACGGACTCTGGGAGAACCTGCGCGCCTCGGCTTAATTTAGTTATAATAATATCCATAATCTCTCAATTTGTCAATACTGTTTTATTTATCTATCGGGCTTATATACTGCCCTATATATATTTATATATATTACTTTTACCTCAGAAGACCCATAGATCTATAAGCGTATTATATATTATATATACTTATAGACTGTATAAAAGGTTTATATTATTCGCGCGAGGACTGCCGGTTTTTGCACACAAAAAGCAGACCTAAACCGGATTTTGATCCGCTGGCCTGCTCTGGTTCTAGTCGCTATTTGGTTATCAATGTGCATCTCATATAATACGCCTATGAGTCTATTGGGGTGGCTTCTTCGGTGATTCCAGAATATCACTACCAGGCGAAAAAGTAAATATGAATATTTATTCAAAAAAGCGGAGCTTTTACACTCCGCCTTGAAATTCCCTTTATCTTTCGTTTTTTCCGTCACCGTAACACTGATAAAAAGCGTCTACAAGCCGCCCCAGCTGATCCGGTGTTAGCTCGTCTTTTAAATCCTCCGGGATTCTGTCATAATTCGCCTGGAATGTATCCGCGCACGTTCCGATCGCGGAGCATTTTTTTACCTGGAAAAGTTTGTACATTCTTCCCAGCTCTTCCAGGGTAATTTCTCCGGCTTTTACAGCTTCGCGGCCTTCTCTCGTTAAAATTGCCATTGCTTCAGATTTTTTTATTGTTCCGATTCCATTTACTCTCATTTCTTTTTCCTCCTATTCTTCCTCCGGGTATTCGTCTTTTATAAATTGCTCTACTTCTTCGGCTGTCTCCAGACCTCCGAAACACTCTTCCATGACGTTTATGTCTGTCTGGGCTATGATATTTCTAGCCCTGTCGGACAGCTCCATTTTATCCAGCTTGTCAGCTGTGATCTGGTTTATATTTTTTCTCATGTTTCCTTCTCCTTTCATGTGGGGCGGTTGCCCGCCCCGGTGGTGTTACTTTGTCGGCTTGTACTCGTCTTTGCCGGTTTCGATGTAAAGCAGAAAATCATTGATCTTCTTTTCATCCCATCCGGCAGCTCTGAGACCTTCAATCAGCCGTGCTACTTCTGTCATTTGCATGTCTTCCATATTTCCCCTTTCTGGCTGTTCGCCTATTGCCTTTCGACAATATTATAATATCATAAGTGCGTTATATTGTCAACGGTTATATGTGCGTTATTTTAGAATTTTTTCCAGCTCATCCAATTTTGCGATCACTGTATCACGGATAAACGCCGAATTTGTTTTTTCAAGGTTTAGAGCTTCAATCCGCTCTTTTGTTCCCTTTGGGAAAACTATATTTAATCTATAGTTATTTTTTTCGTATTCTCTAACGGCTTTTCTTTGTGCCGCTGACGTTTTCGGTTCGCTCATTTTCTGACCACCTTTCCTTATATTATATAGAACATAATATCATAAGTGCGTTATATTGTCAACGGTTATATGTGCGTTATGCATATTGAACATTTTTGTTCTATTATATGTGCGTTATTTTGTGAATTATTCCATCTTGTTTTGTTTGTATATGTGCGTTATAATAAAACCATCAAATAAATAAAGCCGGTGACACCTACCAAGCAACCACCGGCACCAATCAAATAAAAGAAAGGTAGCCCCATTATAACAGGGGCAAAGGTAAAAAAGCAATGAAAAAAACTGAATTATTAAACGCAATCGAGAACATGAAAGCACGTAGCGCATGGGATCGCGGAGTAAAAGAGTATGCTTATGAACTGGTTGAAGGTCTGGAAGTTGAAGAGATCCCAGCAGATAGCCAGGAATTGAAAAGCCTGCTTCTTAACGGTGCCGACACTTGGAAGCAGTACAGCTGGGGCGGCTCTTCTCTTATTTATGATTTTGATATTGCTGAGCGGCTTTGCACTCCGTCAGAACTTAAAAGAGTAAAAGGCGGCGAGCGCAGACCAAACAGCCGCGAGGAATGGTTAGACGTTCAGGCGCGGGCGCTTTTACAAGCCGCAAATCGTATTTGCAGACTTGCTACATGGAGGGCATAACAAAAAGTTAAAATTTTAGCAAGGGCGGATTTACCGGGGTTCGACTCCCCGGCTTGCTTTTACCCGGATCCCGGGAAATTTTGAAAATATGGAGGATCGAAACATGATGGGACGAGCAGAAAAAAAATATCTTTTGCTACAAAATATAATAGCTTGGGGAAATGGAAAATATAAAGAAAGAGATCTTTATTCTATGACCATTCCGGAATTAGAAAAAATATACAACTATTTATACTTCAAAAAACTTAGTAATATTTATTAGCCGCCGCAGAGGATGCCCGCCGGATCACTACCGGCGGCGGTTTTATGAAATTGAAAAGGAGAAAAGGAAATGAAAGAAAATACCTATGTTTTGCACACTCGCGACGGTGTGCAACTTGTGACGAAATCCCAGGCAGTCAACAACGCACTGGAGCAGGAAAAAAGCGGGATTTCTCCGCGTTATGCGTTCCGGGATCATAAGACCGGCGAAAACCTCACGCCGCCAGGCTGGCTTGTATGGTCAACCTATGCGGACGGGTGCGGGGTTGTTTATCGGCGGCCAGATGGTAAAATGATAGTTACAACCGGTTTCCATGGTGATTTCTGCATGATATAGGGCGGACAGAATCCGCCCTTTTTCCGCTACTCGGATAACGTCCGGCGATAGACTCGCGATCTAATAGCGGCATAGCTGCGCATTACTGGCAGCCGAACAAAAAGCACTTGCGCCGGATCCCTGCGCCCGTCCGCAGATCTGGAGCAAGCCGGGCACCTGTCAACCCTTTCACCCTCTGCCGGAGTCAGGCAGCGCAAACGGGCGGCGATATCGTCCAGTATAGCGCAGAACTAACACCCTATGAGCCGTGGGACGGGACGCGGACGGGTGGCGGGTCGTGCTATGCAAAATTTGGAGGATCTGGAAAAATGATCAGAAGCAGAAGCCCGCCGGGCGTGTGCTGGTTGACGGTGCGCGCCGGTAGTGGTATATTAAAAATATTCATAGCATTCTTTCACCCCGGTTCCGGTGTTAATGTTGCCGCATTGCACCGGGGGAAAGCCGGCGGACTGTTCAGCTCGACCTTCTCACCTTCCGTGACAAGGAAATTTCAAAAAAATTTTTACAAAATTTCACCACTTTTTCACCGACCCTGTAACCGATTTTTGGATGAAAAAATGAGATATAGGGGGGTATCAAAATCTCCTAGAAATTTTTTGAAAAACTGAAAAAGTTTTTGCATTTTTATGCAAATTTTCTGTTCAGACTTCCCATCAAATCATCCAGTAAATAGATCAAATCTGTTCCGTAAAGGCTTACCCAGTCTGCCAGATATTCTTCCTGTTCCATTGGCATATGTATGTTGAAAGAAAAGCAGAAACAATGGCAGAGTTCGTGTGCCGTCACACGGCGCAGAAATGCCCCTTTAAGCCTGTTTGATAGGTAAACCGTAGAAGTGTTGGCATCTGTCACACCAACGCTTTGTGAGCCGTCAGAGCGCGTCAGGAATGGACTTGTAACTGGGACAAATTCTATATTCCAACTATGACCGTTGATTTCAAACATAATTGCACCTCAAAAAGGGTGATGCAAAATCGCACCACCCTGCACTTTTACTGGATTTTCTGCATGATAACTTGCAGTTTTTGCTTAATAAGAGCTTTTTCCTCTGATGATGCATCAGAAATCACTTCCGCAATGTCAGAACCGATCTCACGCATATATTTTTCCAACTCTTTCATTTTGTGTTCCTTGTCTTCTGCCGTGTTGCCACGGTGAAGCTCTTTGCTCTCGGTATAATTACGCTTTGCCATATCATACCGGCTTTCCATGTGACTACCAGAATCATAATTCATCGACGGCTCTGTGTAGTACATTCTGCCAGAACCTCTGTCCATATCACGGTAATTTTCCATGTTCCTGTACATTTCCGGTGTCATGTGGTAGTAAGGCGGCTCCTCGTAGCCACGGCGGTATGTTCCGCGACCTTTCGGTGCAAATCTTCCATCTGCATACCGGTAATGATCGTAAAACTTTCGTCCATCTCCATACCGATCAAGCATTTCCATTACATCTTCTGCATCAAATTCCTGCATGGCTTTTGTCAGTTCCCGATAGTACATTGCTTCCGACAGATCTTTCATCATGTCTACGACCTGTCCCATCTCGGCAGTATCAATATTTTCAATTCCAGCATCAAACTGCTTTTCGGCACATTCAGCCAGTTTTTCAGTCATGCAATACATTCTCTTAACATCCATAGCTTTTACGCCTCCCTCGTTACAACGATATTGGCATTTGCTACTTCAATAGCTTGCGTACTGGTATTTTCAACCGCAATGTTTACGCAACATCCTGCCGGTACATCTACATAGATTCCAGCGGACACGTTGTTATATTGCGATACTGCTGCCGGAGTGGAACGCATCTGAGAGGAAAGAACCGGTTCTCCACTGATTGCGATTGCCAGAGAAATTTCACCTGCTGTTCCACCTGCCGGTACTGCTATATTTGCGGAAAACTCCACAAAATATCTTGCACGACACTGGTTAGTAAGTCCTCTTAAAGTGATGATTCCGGAACCTTCCCGGTGTTTGATGCAGTTTCCTGCTTTTACCGCTGTGTTTGAAAAAACCACATTCCCGTTCTGCGCTACTTCCTGAGCAGCTACAGTTACAAATTCAGCCATAATATTTACCTCCATAAATGATAAGGGCAGACTGTTAAGCCTGCCCTGTGTAATTCTGCTATGCAGACATAACCTGTTTGGTTAAGTTACAATTATTCTGTTGTCAGCATCCGCAGCCAGTGTTGCATCCGCAGCCTGCATAACCATAAAGGTTAGATGCCGGATATGACGGAACTGGTGTCGGACGTACCGCATCAATTATATGCTGTGTCTGAGCCACCATCTGAGTAGTGAGAAGTGCGCTCTGACGGTCCTGAGAAGCTGCCCGGCGAAGATCACTATTCTCTGCCTGAAGAGCAGAAATTTTCTCCTGGCACAGATAGTCAAGGATTGCACGAGTTCCTGCATTCTGACTGTCGATGATGTCTCTGGTGTTGCTGTTCATTGTGTTCTGCAAAGCGCAGGTATTCTGTGCCATGTTGTAGTTTACACCCTGAATAGCTTCACGGGTTTCGCAGCAGCAATTTGCAATCTGTGCCTGCAAAGCATTGGTGTTCTGCATATTGGCAATGGTATCTGCATTGATTGCCTGCTGGATTCCAAATCCGGTCTGCATGATGTTTGTGTTGATTCCATTGAATCCGGTAAGCATACCGTTATTCACGGCATAAAAACCATCACACAATCCATTAGAAATTCCGTCAAGTTTGCTGATAACCGCCTGATTATCAAAACCACGCTGGATGTCTGCCTGGGTAGCTGCTGTTGCTACATAACCACCGCCGTTTCCTCCGCCAAATCCTCCCCAGCCGTTGTTTCCCCAGCCAAAAAGAAGTGCGAATACGACGATGATCCAGAGCCATCCGCCGTCTCCCCATGCTCCACCGTTTCCATAACCACCTGTGTTAGCAGGCATTACCGGCATCGTAAAAGGTGTGTTGTTGCCATTAAACATATTAGATTTACCTCCGTAAAATATATTCATAAAGAGATTCCCTAGGTTTTGCGCACAAACCTCTAATATGCTATCAAAGATTAAATTTGCTTTTTATCTGCTGCATTACTTCATCTGCATTTAGACCTTTTTCTTTGCACAGGTTTCTTGCCATCTGCTCAACTCCCTGTGCATCCCCTTTCTGCATAAGTTTCACGGCATTTTTAGCCATTGGATTGCTCATGATCTGGTTGTTTCCCATAATGTTTTGCATAAACTGCTGCGGATTTTGAAACATCTGCATTAAATTCATCGGATTCATTCAGATTCACCATCCTTTTTCACTGTGGCAGTTCTTCCTTTTGTTCCAGGTCTGGCTATTGACAGTTCCAACCGGTCGATCTTTTCGGAAAGTTCGTTGAAATGTCTCTCAAATACCTCTGTGACGTTCTGTACGAGTCCAGAAGCCATTCTATCTTCGTTAGCTTGTACTTCTTTGGGTGTATTTGGTTGAACCGGTTTATAGGTCAATGTGCGTATTGTTCCATCAGCACACCAACTTTTAACATAGATTTCTGACAAGTCCTGTTTTGGGAAGAAAGCTGCTGAACCGTCCATAGGCACACAATCAGCTGTCACGTTTTCGATTGCCTGCACGACCATTCCGTTAAGTCCCCTTGGCATCTGTTGCACCGGTGGAGTCTGTTGCTGAACCTGCTGTGCCGGAACTTCCGGCTGCTGAAATCTCGGCTGCATATACGGAAGATATGAATTTACACCGTACTGCTGCTGTCCATATGTCATCTGAGGGTACATGTTATTCTGATACGGAACTGGCATCTTCTTTTACCTCCTCTAAAACTTTCTCAATTGCATGAATGACTTCTGATTGTGTCTGTAGATCAAGTCTCTGCAATTCTTTCCGGGCAAAAATCTTTTCTAAAATTTCATCTGAAAACATTCTTTTCTCCCTCCTTCTGTTTATATTCTGGCATAAAAAAAGAGAAGAAAATTTTCGTTTTCTTCTCATAATATTCTCAATTGCATAAGGCTTTTCGGTGTACCAATTACTGTACCAATTTTTATTTTTTTATAAATAGTTATAAATACTTATGTAATGTTAAATTCTCCAAAAAACGTTGATTTTTCAAGCTTTGTAGGCTTTTGAAAAATTATAAAAATTTTTGTAAAAATCCCCTCCTAACAACGATTCCTAATTTCATTTTCTCTATTTCCTCCTAAAATCCCTTGATTTTCAAGGATTTTTCTTTGTTTATTTTTACTAGTGTACCAATTACTGTACCAATTTTTTCGTTCTATACTACTTTAAGAGCTTCTGCGACAAGATCCATCTCTTTTGTTTTTTCTTCCTCTGTAGCATCCACATACAAATTCATTGTGATCCCTATGTTTGAATGTCCAAGAATTTTTTGCAATGTCTTCGGAATCATACCACCTTCGATACATCTGGTTGCAAATGTATGTCTTAATATATGCATGCAAAATTTTCTTATCTCTGCTTTATCGCATATTTTAAATAAGGCAGTGTCATATGTGCTGTTTTTAACTGGCTCCCCTTTCCGCGAAAGAAAAACTTGATCTCCCCATTCAATATTGATAACTTTGATTTTGCTATTCTTTTCTTTCTGATCTTTAAGGATTCTAATAGCTTCATCCGTAAGAGGAATTGTCCTATAACCGGACTTGCTTTTTGGCGGCCCAACTCTCCACTCTCCTACCTTGTACCTGTATTCCATAGTCCTGGATATTGTAACCGTTCTTTTTCCGAAATCAATATCATCCCACTTCAGTCCTACAAGTTCTCCTGTTCTCAGCCCTGTTTGAAGCGTAAATTTGTATTGATTTTCATAACTTTGTCCTGTCGCTGCCATCAAAAATTTTCTTTGCTCATCAATGGTAAGAGCAACTTTTTTTTCGGATGGTTTTCCCATGTCACTCTTTACAGATTTTTTACATGGATTACTTAAAATTACATCATTCTCTTTTGCAAATTCAAGCATGTTATAAAGAGTTATCCTTGTCTGATAGATTGTAGTAGTCTTATATCCCTGCTCGGCCATATCAGAAAAAATTTTCTGGCAGTGAATCGGTTTTACTTCTGAAAGAAGTTTTTTTCCTATAATTCCTTTAATATTTCTTTCATACCTTTCGGAATAATTTCTAACCGTGTTCGGCCTTACAGTTTGCTTCTTTATACTGATCCAATACTCATACCATGTATCCACAAGTATGTCAGAAGCATTCTCTATATCACTATGTTTGCTGATATAACTTGCATCTGCAATCCATTGCCTGCATTCCTGCAATTTTTTGAATCGCTTGGTTTTTCTAATTCCAAACTTATCGGTAAATCTTGCAACATACAATTTATCAGATTGCTGAGAAATCCCAACACCAAGTTCTTTTCCCTTCAAGTCTTTTCCCACGTTTCGCCTCTCCTTTCTTTATGAGAAAAGCCTTATGCAATTTTTTATATTATCACATAAGGCTTTAAAAGTCTACAATTCCACATTCTCAGAAATGTATTTCTCAAATTCTTTTCTTTTAATCAACCGCTTTTTTCCGACAAAAATTACAAATTTACATCTCGGATCATTGGAAATATCCCTTATTTTATTGATTCCTATGTTGCTGTACTCAGCAGCTTCTTCTAGTGTAAGTGCCACCTTTTCCCATATTGGAACTTTTACGCTCATTTTATTATCTCCTACCTTTTCTTTGATTGAATGAATCCTACGGCATAGTGTAGATTTTGGAAGAAATGTTTCTAAACATATTTGATCCAGGCTCTTTCCGCGACAGAGCATATGGAAAATCATTTCTTCCTCTTCTGTAAAATTGGTTTTTTTAATTATAAGATCAACTTCCGGCTTACTTAGTCTGCTGAAGTTCGACCTCATAAGCCCTCCTGTTTCTGTGTAAAATCATGTCTTTTTCAAGGCAGATTCCACACTTTTTTCTTCCTGGAACTACTTTTAGTTTTCCGCATCTGGTGCATATACCCTTCGATACTCTTTCTGCATATATTTTTTTTTGTGTCTCACGAAAACGGTTTCTGTACTTTTCTTTCTGCTGATCGGTTGGTGGATTCTTTATGCCATACTCCCAGTGATACTCTCTGCATAATATGCATTGTTTCTCGTCTCCATACAACTTTTCTTTATGGCAGACCGGACAAATTCCGTTTTCCTTACAAAATTTTTTTGTTTCACTGCGATATTCTCTTTCTTTTTCCAAACACTCAGAACAATAATGTCCATTTCTATCTAGCGGTTTCCCGCATCTAGGACACAGACCGCTTTCTTTTCTGCTTTTATATAGTTCCGCACTTCGTTCCTTTTGGCTTTTCATTTTATCTCGGAGTAAAGCCAGCTTTATTGTCCGGACAAACCTCTTCACTCCTTCCAACATTTATTTTTCTTCTATGCTATATGCATTGCTTTCTATTCCATCTAATTTCTGGTTTACCTGTCCTATAAGTTTTCTGATATTCTCCGGCATCTTCGCAACCGTATTTTCCCGTTCAATAATTGTTCGATAGCATCTGACAAAATGGCTACTCACTACACTTTCATTGTATTCTGTGTCCATTGCCCAAGCGTATAACTGATTTGACGAACCGACGGCTTTCTGCACAGATTCTGGCAGCTTCTCATACTCTTCCCGGCTATTATAAGCACTCCTTCTAATAGCCTTACTCACTAACGCCCATGCTTCCATTTCATTCAAATCTTCTGGTTTAGTGAGCAATTGAATCTTTTCGATAATTTGACCGGGAGCTGGAGCAAAACCGCTTGTATTCTCCCTAACATATGCGACAAATGCGGTCTGAACCAACTTCCAATCGCAATCTACCAGAACAGCAAACCATACATTAACAGAGGCTGTCTTATCTATTGGGTTATAATTCGGATATGTAGCCTGAACCATTGCAAGCAATTTCTGCGTCTCTTCTCTCGTCATTAACTGTTTCCCCATTCATCTGCAAGACTTTTCTTGCGCTTCGCTGTGTTGATCTGGTTTAAGTATCCTTCGAACTTGCTGCAAAACAATGTTTCAGGCCGCAAGAACTTCTCCATATCAGTCCCCAGCCACTCCGCAGCTTTCTTGTCGATAACCTTTTTAAAATCCTCAACGGTATACTTTTCTCCGAATCTGGCATTTATATGTTTTTCGGTTACTTTGTTGTTTGGTCTATATGATGTTCCGCACACATCATTCATATAGGCAACAATTTCATTTATCTGCTCTCTTGTCACATATTTTCTTTTCAGTTTTTCCTGCTCCTTCAATGCTTTAATCGCCAGCTCTAACACTGCATTATGTTTTTCACATACTTCTTTTGACGGATTTGCAGGTGAGCCAACCATAAGATACCTGCCATTCAGATATTCAATAGCTTCTCTTTCTGTAACCTTCATAATTCAACAACCTCCAGTTCCACAAGCGCACATCTGCCACATAACTGCATTCCGTCCACTTTGTATAATTTTTCTACTTCATCTCCACACTCGTCGCAGATCAGCACTGCCGTATGTCTTCTAGGGCAGCTATCTCCAAGGCAAGGATATGATTCCGTTGCACAACCACAGCATTCATCTCGTTCGGTTATCACTCTGTATTCCCTTCTTTCAACAATTCCTTAATCTCTGCATTTGAATTATTAGCCTTATGCACACATTCCTCACAAAGTTCGCTGTTTTCAAAGTAACAATTATTGCAACCGCCAAAACCACTTCCGCAATAATCTTCACAAGTTGAAGTTCTTACTCCGTATTTTTCTTCTTCGACAATTAGAGGACAGTGTCCGCTTGAGCAGGTGTAATTTGTGTAATAGTCATTCATTGCCCTCACCCACTTTCATAAACACAAGCCAGTGCGTATCAGCTCTTTTGTTTCCGAATATAGGCTTGTAATCTATACTTTTTAATATCTCTGATAACTTTATCTGCTGTTCATTCCATTTGAAGACAAGCGTTCCGCAAGGTTTAAGTACCCTCATGCACTCGCTAAAGCCTCTCTTAATATCACTTGACCAAGTGTCTGTTAGTTTTCCGTATTTCTTGGCCAACCACGAATTATCACCAACCTTAATTAAATGGGGTGGGTCAAATACAACTAAATGAAATGTGTTGTCCGGGAAGGGAATATTGCGGAAATCCCCTATGATGTCCGGCTTTATTTCTAGCTTGCGTCCATCACAAAGGGTATCCTCTAACTCTCTGCAATCCATAAAAACTACATTGGGATTGTTTTTATCAAAGTAAAACATCTTGCTTCCACAACATACATCAAGAATTGGTTTCACCTTTTCCCTCCTTCAGCAATTCCTTAAACTTCTCATACTGCTTCTGTGACACCTTGTTGTTAGCCTTATCCGCTCTCAATTCGATTTTAAGGTGTTTTTCTACTATAGACGATAATTCCCTAGCCATATTCTTTCTGCCCTGTTGTATGCCCTGCGAGTACGTCTTAGGCTGCTTGTACTGCCCTGTTACCTGTTTCCCTTTTCCTTGGCTGCCCGCTGTGACGTTATACATTTGAAAACCTTTATCCGCAAACGATTTAATAGTTTCAACTTCCTTATCATCCAATTCTGACTTAGGATATGTCCTGTAATCCAGTTTCCAGCCGTATGGATTTTCATTACTGTAAAATCCGTGTTTTTTAAGGCTTAATGCTATATGGTCATACTCTCCTAAATGTGACGCGCATCTTTCCAGCAGATTTACTGCCTGTCCGCAATAAGCTCTCCTGATTCCAGCTTCATCAATCCTGTAAAATACATATATTCCACTGGAATTAGGGATGTCTGGACAAATTTTCTTAATTCTTTTTTCGCGCTCTGCTTTCATTGCAAACACTTTTCTAAAATCCTTTGTCAAATTCTCACATCCTTATCATTCTTCCTGATTTCAAGGTTAAGTCCGCATTCCTGCCTGAGAACTTCGATCTGGTCATCCCATGTGAAATAATCATCCATCAGGCATTCTGCCTGAAAATTAAATTCATGAATAAATCTGTCTAGTCTTGTTCTCCCAAAACCAAATTTTTCGTGAAGAATATATGCCGATAAAATAGTGACTGTATCAACTGTGTTGTTCTTTATCCGCATAATGCATTCATTCATGGCAGTCTTGCTGACGGCACACGGAAGATCAACAATATTCCTCATCCTTAATTCTTCCTCAAGTCCTTCAACACCTTTTGATTTGGCAATTCGTAGAGCCTGTGCCATGCCCTCCATTCTTGCCCGCTCCTCTTTATTTCGTGACATCATGCATTCTCCCAGTTCAACTTCTGCCCACAGCACTGGCAATAATCCCATCTTGCTGTAACTCCGCAGCCACATACAGGGCAATATCCAGCTTTCCAGATATAGCTTGTTCCATATTGATTTTTCACAAGTTTCTTTCTCTGCTTCTCCATAGCCGCCCGGCATTCTTCCACCGTACCGATTTTCCTGTATTCATCCCACATGGCCGCTTCATCGTATGTAAGGATTCTGGCATTGACCGGATCTTTTCTGCCAGGCTCCCGGATTATTCGTTCCATTACATCCACCATATCTTTCAGAGTCATCTGATCTCCATAGATGGCTTTTACACGGTCTGTTAATTCACGATACTCCTGCATATCCCTCGGTAAGATTTCTGCTTCATTCCCCTTCATTGCTTTCCTCCAACAGTTCCGGATTATCAATCCGTTTCCCACGGAAAAGAATCTCTCTCATAGCCCGTTCTCCTTCTCATACTTTCTAATCTTTTCTTCCAGACGTTTTATTCGTTCATTTTCGTCTGTTTTTAAAACAATTGGCTCAAAATACTTGCAATATTGCTCATGAGTCTTTAATTTTGTTTTGCTAGTTATGCCGCACACTCCTGTTCTTTTTGCGTAGTCCAAACAGCTTTTCGCATACTCATAATTGTCTTTTGTAATTTCCTGTGGAAGTGCCCACTGCATCAGACAATCGCATTCACAGCACTTTACTTTTTTGCTCATACTTTGTCAAACACTCCTTTGAACGATTCCACATCAACATACAATTTCTTGATTTTTCCACATTTTTTGCATTTCAGAGTCAGTTCTCCATCACCCGGCCACATACAGTAAAAATCGTATATGTGAGGTTTACAGAGCATTTTGATCTTGCACCCAGCTTTTCTCCATCTTTTGAAGCTTTCCAGACTGCATTTAAGTAATATGTATGCGACATAGAGCACCCAACCCATGCCTATTCCGGAAAAAATCTTAATCATTATCGTTTACCTCCTGCGGTTTCTCACACCGCTCAAACTCAATCACCCAGACCCACGGGTTCGCATCCCAGCCGTAACTGTCAAGGCTCTTCTGGTTAATGCTGTTCCACAAATTTTCAAATCTTTTTCGGTAGCTGTCACAGTACGGGCAGTCAACATCCATATGTCCAAGTGAATGAACATCTACAGTGCCGATTATTCCTTCTCCTTTGCACAATGGGCAATATGCCTTATCAACTGGATAATCCAAGCTGTCTGGCATTCCCTCGGCTTCTGCACCATCCTCTGTAATATCCTGCAACCGCTCCACCCGTACATCCGTAACCTTAAGCCAGATACGTGCGGCTTCTTTCGGCATGTGGATGGATGGGCGCCATCTGTATCCAAACTTTTTTCGCGCTTCTTCACTTATGGGAGATGCATCTGCTTTATATGCATATTTCCTCCCGTCAATAATGTGATCGTCATCATATTTGCACCATGTTTCCCGGACATACAAAATATCGCCCGGCTGATATGGCGGCATACATAACTTGCTTATAATCTGCTTATCCGCCACCTCTGGATGTTTTTTGTAATATGGACTATTCAGAATCACTTCAACATCGTGTTTAACAATCCTTCTGGTACAGGTCTTGCGTCCATCCAGAATTGCTCTCACCATCTCGGTATTGAATAAAATAGGTTTAATTGCCATCTACACCACCGCCTTTCACAATTTCGATTGCTAAAGCTATAGTCTGTTCTTTTTCAATGTATTTCAGTCTTTGCGCACAGTCATTAATTGACAAACATAGTTCTGATGCTCTCTTCTTTCCTTCTTCCAACTGCTCCACAACCTTGTCCACATCGTAGGCGGTCGGCATATTGTTAATCACATCTTTTACTGCATCATAGTCTTTCATGCTTTCAAGCCTTCCGCTTAGGTTGTCCAAAAACAGCCCAGCATCAATCAGTCTTCCCATTGTTCGCCCTCCTGTTCCATTCGGAAATTACCTCACTCAGGTTATGTCCTGCCGGATAAGACACTACCGGCACAGGACAATCAGGATTGTTGCACTTTACCATATACATCATTCCTCCACTTGACCAATGTTCGATTTTTGGTGTTTTTCCGCAGAGATGGCACGGTTTAAGTTTCTCCATCAGCTTTTACTCCCTTCTGTGCTGTTTTTATTTTCTTTATACATTCTGGGCAAAAATCAAAACCATTCACCCTTGTTGTGCATTCAGTACATATTCTTCTGTCACAAGTAATAATACGACTTTCAAATCCGCTCCCTCTTGCATGTGTAACAATGGTGCTGTGCGGCATATCACACAGCAACGTTGCTTTTCTTTTTCGGCAAAACTGGCAGAGGTCATCTTCCGGTATAAACTCAACCACTTTATTCATGTTCTTTCTCCTTTCCACGGCTCCGGCAGTGGCATCCAGGCTATAACGCATCAATCCTCATCAATGTTTATATTTGCTTTTGGGAAATACTTCTTCTAGATTTACACCATACATGCTTGTTATATCTTCCAAATTAAAGAAAACATAGTCGCATCCAACTTTTGCGTCTATCCCACCCTCGTCAAATGCACATGCCCCAAATATTTTTCGGATTCTTTCCATGAAATCCTTAAGCCATATAATGTTTATCCAAACGCAAAATTCCGTATCATTGATCCATCCAAATTCGTCAACATATGAAATATCTGGATCATCTTCGTCTGGGATCATGATAAGTTTATAGATCTCTAATTCGTAATTCATCTTCCATCCTCCAATTCATCAGTCGAGTTAAATTAACTCGTTAATTGAGTTAACTCGAGTTAAGTTGAGTTAAGCAAACCGGAGTTGCCCGGTCTGATCTTCAATTTTCTCTGTTTCTCCGAGAATTATCTTTCTGAACATACTTTCAAAGATCGGGACAGGGATGCTGTTTCCTGCCTGCTTGTATAGCGCCATTCTGTATCTTCCAGAACGCTTCTGGACTGCTTTTGCCCTTTCGTAGTCTTTGTCTGTATATCCTTGTAGGCGCCAGCACTCCCGTTCAGTCAAATATCTATAACGCCCATTTCCGCAGTCAATCACCTGTGCTGGTGTTCTGTCCTGTCTTGTCGTGATTGTGTATGCAAAATCTTTTATTACTGTTGCTCTTCTTATGCCTTTTCCTCCAATCACGCTGTATACACTCGGTTGCGTCACGTCGTACACTTGTGGCACTTCGTTGTTGTCCAGAAGAAATTCTGATATATCTTTCATTGGCGTTCTGATTAGATCCGAAAAGTCGAACTTTTCACCATTCATCACCGATACTGTGAAAACTCTTTCCCGTGCCTGCGGCAGTCCGAAGTTTCTTGCGTCCAGTAGCTCATAACTGCTGGTGTATCCCATTTTTGCCATTTCAGACATATATCTGTTGTGATTGTGTACCATGTACTTGCTCCGCACATTCTTCACGTTCTCCCAGATCACATACCTTGGTTTCCATGCACCCATTTGCTGAATAATGTGTATCGTCTCCCACATAAGGCTTGATCGTGTTTCTGATCCTTCGTCTGCGCCCTTCTGTTTGCCGGCAATGCTGAAATCTTGGCACGGACTGCCATGTATCAGGATATCCGGCTTCAAATTCCAGCCGACTACACTTTGCGTTTTGTATGGCAAATCACTGGCGAACATTGCGTTATAGCTTCTGACTGCCTTTTCATCTATTTCCACATAGTCGATGGCTTTTACCGGTATCCCGAGGTTACGCAACGCGCACCTCGGTGATCCGATTCCGCCAAACAGTTCCAAAATCTGTATCATGGCATCACCTCTGGGAAGTCTGTGATCTCCATCTGACCTTTTATCTGATTTGGATTTTCCTTTTTAGCTTTTTCTTCCTGCCTGCGTCTTTCCTTGTACTCGTTGTACAGCTTCCGGTACTCATAACTTCTCCCGAAAATATTCCATGCCGCTTTTACTACATTCGGCTCATACGGGCGAATCAGCTCCAGATCATCAACAGCTTTATAAGAAATCGGGCATCCACAGCAACCAGTTCTAGTAAGTCCATATACTTCATAAGCATCGGAATACTTGATTCCGTAATACTCTTTGTACCATGCTTTATCCTTGTCGCTGACATAATAGAGCGGTCTCAACCGGAACTGTCCAGAAGATGTCTCCGTAAAACATAATGCTGTATTGTCCTTACGTGGAACAGATCTCATGCCACCTTCATCCCTACGCTCACCGGTAATAATCATTTCATAGTTCTTCTGAACTTTATGGGCAACATGCTTCTTGCAATAGTCACAGCACTTTGCGCTTATCTTGAAATCCGGCGGATACTCTGCGATAAAATCACGCATATACTTTGACGAATTGATAACCAACTGGATATTTGGTCTCGGCTCCCCTGCCGCATTGCAGCAGCACAAGAAATTTATAACGCTTTCACATTTTGGATACCGTTCCTTCAATTCTTTCCGTTTCGCTGCCTTATCCTCTGCCTGGTCGTACTCATCCGCAATTGACAGCGGTATTCCTTTTTTCTGCCATTCTGATAATCCGGCGGACATAATTTTTGATACGAAAGGCACTCCATGCAGTCGTGTGGCTCTGACAATGTTAATTTCCGGTCGAACTTCTTTGATCTCGATTCCGTATTTATCGGCTTGCCTTTTTACATGGTCTTTTGTGGCTTTCATTTCCAATCCAGTGTTGAAAAACACATATGTAATAGGTGGCAGCTTAAAAACTGTCCTTGTCCGCTCAATCAGATCCAGCATAATATCGCTATCTGCTCCTCCGGAATACGAACAGATAGCATTCGGATGTTCTCTCAGTCGCTTTGCGATAATACTCTGTATCGCTGTAAATTTTGCCGGTGCATCAAAATCCGCATAATCCGGTCTGTCTGTATATACTCTACTTCTAAATTCCTCTTTCATTTTTTATCGGAGTAAAGAGCTCTTTCACGCTGGCCAGCAAACCTCTCACTCCTTTCGATTATTTATTCTCCGTCAAACTCTTTTCTTTTTCTCTCATACAATGCCTTGATCCGCTCTTTATCGTCAGTAATGATGTCATATTTATCTCCGGTAAATCCCGGTGGCACATCCTCCGTGTACTCGATATATACTTTTTCCGAATGGATAGGTGGCATATACGGGAATGTGATTTCTTTCCGGAATCTCCCGCTTGAAAACCAAGTAATTCCTCCATTGTCACTTACCGCGATTCCATCAATGTCATATGCTGTCCCATCCGGCTTAAGAAATACGCTAGAGCATCTCTTGTTCTGCCTTGTTGATCCAGTTGTCGTACTCCATTCATCTTCTTCGCCTGTCAGTGGGCTAATAGGTTTCCACCTCATCAGTCTTTCCAGAACACTAATTGCGTAGCTGGCAGAAAAACCACTGTGCCCCTGATCTGCAAATTTTTCAAGAATCTCCAAAATGTCATTGTTCATCATTTCCTGCATTCCATCTTCATCTTTCGGAATGCGATCAAGTTCAGATTTTGCATATTCGATAATTTTGCTCATTTTTATTTCTTCCTCTTTCTTGGCTGGTACTTGTCGCACCAGCCAATTTCACAGTTTCTGTGGCTACCAGTTGTTGTATAGTAACCACATGTTACATTTGCATTGTTGCTCCATTCGCTAAATCTGCATTTTTTACAGACATGAATGGTTGTCTTTATCGTTTTATTTTCCATTTATACTCCGTTTCTATGCAAACGGTAACTCTTCGTCAATTCCATCTGGTATGTTCATGAAACCATTTTCATCAATCATTGGATTGACTGCATTACTTGGATTAGCTGAAGCTGCGCTCTGCTGATTGCTGTTTTTACTTTCACCAAACTCAATCTCTTCCACCAGAACATCTGTAGTGTAGACCTTGTTTCCGTCCTTGTTCGTATAAGAACCGGTCTGAATCCGTCCACAAATATTAGCTTTCATACCTTTACGGAAGTATTTTTCGATAAACTCCCCGGATTTTCCAAACGCTACACAGTTGATAAAATCAGCCGTCGGGTTTCCATCACCTTTGAATCTTCGTTCTACTGCCAGAGTAAATCTCGCAACCGCAGTTGCTTTCTCCCCATTTGAATATCTAACGTCCACATCTTTCACGAATCTACCTGTTAAAATTACTTTATTGATAAGTCATTCCACCTTTCTTCTAATCACCATTTCATATTCTGAATTTGGATATTCTTCTACCATATTGGGTAATAATTCCCTTTATCATCTGCAACCCAATAACCTGTGCTCCAAGTATCAGTTAATGGGTCGTAGACTTTTCTGCCTTTAATCATTCTTTTTTTCCTCTATTTCCTTGAGTTCTACAAAGCCATCAGCAATAGCTTCTTTAATAAGCAAAGTATTGTATCTTTCAAGGCTGATTGTTATTGTTTTATCCTCACACTCTGTTATATTTCCTAAAATATCTTTGTATTTAGCCATATAATCTCCTTTCTAAAACGGACACTCACTAGGATTTTTCAAATCCCAACTTTTCCCTGCAACCGCAACATCTACATTCGCCCCATAAGCAACTTTTTTCATCTTTTCGATGAATTTACCGGCATCTGCATTTTCTTTTGATAAATGACACATAATCACATTCTGCAACTGATCTGACGCATTGGCTTTCACAAATTCGCAAGCCGTGTCAATGCTCATGTGTCCACGGACAACATGGTTTTTCTTTGCATCGTCACCAGACAGCAATTCCGGGTCATAATTGACTCCCAGGAGAATGTGATTGACATTTTTGAACCGCCACTTCACAAATTCGCAGTCCGTAATGTACAACATTCTTCCTATTTCTGTATGTTCAATCATAAATCCATATATCGGGCAAGGTGTTCCGTCTGCGTCTGTATGCGTCCAGTTTCCGTCTATCGTTGTTAGGTCAAATGTTCTTACAGTAAAATAAGAATTTGATAGAAACTGGTTCATAAGTAAAGTTTCGTATGGCTTACATATAGGAATGCCCATAGTTTCAAAATCTTTTAATGACTTGCTATGATCAAGGTGCTTATGGGTGCATAACACACCCACAACATTTTTAATGTTCCAGTTCAGTGCCTTTTTGATTTCCATAATCGGTATTCCGCAGTCCAAAATCAGTGTTTCACCACCGTTGGAAGTTAAAGTGTAGCAGTTTCCTGTGCTTCCTGTGGCGATGCATTTAAGCTTCATATACAACCTCCACAGCAGCCATACGGCACATTGTCATTAAACACCTTATCAATTTCACTTGCATACTTGCGGTATTCTTCTGGTATTTCTTCTACATCTATCTGCCATTCTCCTTTGTAGGCTTCGTAATCGTCTCCCACATATCCGCCAGAGTGCCAAAATATAGGTTGTATTCCTGTGCGTTTCCGCATTCCAGTGCCATACACATTACCAAATACTACATTTTCACCGTCAATTTCCAGTGTTAAATCTCCGCTACATAAATTAGGATATCCCCCTGTATAGCTTATGAATTTAACATGCTCTGTGTTTTTTATGATCAGCATTTTCTATCCTCGCTTTCCTTTTTGATAGCCTTATGAAAAGCGCCATCCTCAAGCCACCTCAAGACGGTTAAAAGTTGAGTATGCTTAATCACTTCAATGTGCTTTGTGTTGTGATACCACATAACCCATTCCTGTTTCAGCAATTCTTCAAGGCTTGTTATTGGTTCGCCTTCCTCAAATTTCCGATTCTTTTTCAGATATTCCATGTGTTGCTTCTTGTAATCACATTCCCAACATTTTTCCGAAAAACTTGCGAAATGCTTCCCTTTTATATCCACTGACGATGAGCAATACCTGCACGGATTCTGTCTCATACTTTCACCTCATTGTCTGCCGGAAACCGGAAAACCTTAGGATTATCAAAAAACGCATAAAAGCTATCATTATTTGTTGCATGAGCAAATTTCAGATACGATTCTCTCAACAATTCCATTACTTTCAAGGCTTTTTCTCTGGAAGAATATTCGGCAATTACTCTTAATTTTCCTTGTCCAGTGTTACAAACTACGTCTTTCGCTACTTTGATTTTCCAATCATCTGTAGCACTGAAAACAAAATCTTCATACGGAATATCCGTATATCCATCCTGTGAAATTACTCTCATCTGTAAAACTCCTTTCTGACATCAACTGCCTTGCACTTTAATTTGTAGTCCCAATCATCAATCGGTGGTCTTTTGCTCGGACAGCAAATAAAATCTCTGCAAATCCTCGGTCTAACTGAATAAATCTCGCACTTTTCTTTTGGCTTATCATCATTGAGGAACGGACAAGTTATATCCATTGTCGGTGTAGCTGTAGGATAATTATGCCTGTGTTCCTTGATATGGTGTTTATTAACGTACTTACGGATTGTTACAATTTCTTCTTCAGTCATAGGAAGCAAATTACCGCAACAATTGCCGCACTGTATACATTCTCCGTTGCATGTTAGGTCATAAGTGCCATTGTTCATATCATCCATCATCTGTTTTAAATTTGCTGATTTCATCATCCTACTCCTGCATAAATTCCGGCATTTTCTGCTGCCCGTCCGGTTCGGTCACTGTTCCAGCAGTTTCTTCCGGTTCAAAATCCATAGAATTTGCATTCTGAACGATTTCTTCATGAGCCTGCTCCTGCACATCTTCGATCTTGTATTCTTTGAAATCTCCGTCGATAATCTCTTCTTTTGTGTACAGACCCATAGTCAGTTCCGGGCAATTAAGACTGGAAAAGAAAGATGCCGCTCTGTAACGGAGCATCAGCTGTGGCATGGTTTTCCATTTACTTCCGTTTTTTCCAAGCCATCCCTCTGCTCTCGCCATGTCCATGTCAATCGTCATTCCTTCAACTTTTCTACCATTCTTCATTACCCATGCTGTGCAAGAAAATGGCTTTCCATCCTTGTCCTTTTTCTCCTCAAACTGTAATTCCGTATCAAATTTTCCGCTGTTATTGATCGCAGCAATCAAAAACTTGGAACTCCATGACGGTCTTCCCTGAATCACATTGAGATTCTGCATTACCATCAAAGGACTTACGTGTAATCTCTGTGCCTGCTCAATAGCAATCAGACAATTTGCTTCATTTCTCTGGAACGTCTGAGGAACGATTGTGGAGCTTGACAATGCTTTTGCCATCTGCATAGCCATAATGAAGTTATCTGACGTTCCAAAAATTCCAAGGCTGTAATCCGTTACTTTATTTCTTGATACTTCTCTCTTTTCCTCTGTTACTGTTACCTGTGTATCTGCCATAATTACTTACTCCTCCAATAATTCTTTTACATATAAATCCATCGAATATAACATTAGCATTTTCTTGAATATCTTTTATCAATAGGCGTACTCAATGCCTTATCAATGCTCCATCCCATATGTAATCTCTTTGCTAACGAATCTCTGGAAATCCCTATAATTCTAGCCCATTCAGATATGCTTTTTTTCTTTCCGTTATACTCAATAAATTTCGCATGTCTGCTATTATTGTTTTGAACCAAACTAGTTACCCATCTACAATTTTCTGGACAATAGTTTCCATTATTATCAATTCTGTCAATAGTTAATTCTTCCGAATATCCGTTTTTCAATGCCCAATCTAAAAAATTTACAAATCCATTTTCTCCTAGCCATTGATCGCACATTCCAATTCCTCTTCCACCATAATTTTCATATTCTTTCGCATACGTTTTATAACATCTACTTTTAATATTGTTGTATATACGATATAACCTTGAGTCAGAAAACCCGTGTTTTTTATTAAATCTATTTCCCGTACCTAATCACCTCCTGCAAAGTATGCTCTGCCAGATCTTTTGCTTTCAGAATTACTTTCAGTTCTGTTTCTGGCATTTATTTTTCCTCTGATTCAAAGATTGCAGAAGAAAAGATACAGAATGGGCGAACACCGAGGCAGCTGTAGCAACGGTCGTAGTTGACATCGCCAGTCGGAGCAACAACGGAAATTGAATATTTCCATCCTCTGTCTTCTGTGCTCCAAGGTGTGCACGTCCACCACAAAGCCTTAAGGTTTTTATTAACCAGTAAATCGTTATACTGTCGTGCTTCATCAAATGTTATAGGCCTGACTTTGCATCTATCTCTTCCTAATTCGTCCTGCATATCTACACTTGTCAGATCAACCTCATGCTCAATAAGGTTTTTTGATCCGACTTCCTTCTCAATAACCGGCTGGATCAGATTTTCGATAACCTTTTTCAGATTTGACTCTTTATAGTTTCTCGAATCATCATCAAATTTCACATTTTCAGCCATGAATCCTTTGGAAATTACTGCCGTTTCCTCTCTGTACTGCGTCAGTACAATAAAATCATGCTCTCCAATTTTGAATACATCTCCCGGATTCAAAGTTGAAAGCTGCACTTTCGACTGTTTTTCCTCTTCTTCCAGCTTCTTAACCAGTTATCTTGCCATATCCAATGCTTTACTCATTTTTACTCCTCACTTTCTTCGATTTCAAAATCATTGCCACTGTAATCAACGTCCTCAAGCTCATAATCATCTAAAACAAAATCAAGATAGTCTGTATATCCATCATTTTTCAGCTTGTTTAAAGCATCTTCTTTCGAATCAGCTTCAATGGTTCCCTCTCTGTGACCGTAGCGCAAATGCCCTACTGCATAATTTGCGTCCTGTCTGACTTTAAATTTTGCCATTTTATTTTTCCTCGCTTTCCAAAACTGCATCATAAATTTTTTCCAGGCGTTCTAATTCTTTTTCCTTTTTTTGAATCTCAAGTTTCAACCTTTTCATAAAAATTATTTTTGCAAGTTCAAAATCCGGCTTTTCCAAAATAACCGTACTTCCATTCAGTACTTCCCCTATCTCTTCTTTTCTTACAGAGTATACATAATTCGGAAAAAACTTCTCATTCAACGGTACGTATGTTTTTGGTCTTTCTTTTGCTTCGCATTTCCGAATTTTTATCCCAGTTCCGTTCAGAAATGCATACGTCCTGTCCAATTCATAAAAATATAGCGTCATTCTTTCTCACTCCACTTTTAATTCTTTTCCATCATTTACGATCAGCATAATCAGCTGTCCGTCCACCATATCAATAACCTTCTTCTGATTTTCAGAGTCTAACGACTCGCAATCGTCCAACCAAATAGGAACTGAAATGCCCTCGATTTTCTGGATACTCCGGCAAATATCCAGTTTCCCGAGAATCCGGTTTCCCTTATTGCTGATGGTGGTCAGAATTGACTTTCCATCAATCTGTGGAATACATACAGATTTATAATTGCCGTTCTTTGCATTCTCGAACAACTTCCATTTAACCAGTCCAAAATGGCTGTTGACTTCATCAGAAATCAGCTCGTTTTTCTTCTTTTCCAGTTCTGCCAGAAGGTCAAGTATATGCTCTGCATCCGTCTTTTTCTGCCCCAGGTCAAGCTTTCTTGCTTTCAGTTCTTCCAGTCGTTCTTCTTCTGCGGAAGTATCCGACTGTGCAATTTTCTGTTCGCAGGCTCTCAGCTGTTCGTTTAGCTCCGATTCTTCCTGTTTAATCTGTCCTTTCAGATCAGAAGCGTTTCCAAACTGTTCCAGGTACTTTTCCTTTTCAGCAATCTGGTCCTGAATTTTCTTATATTCTTCATTACCGGAAATATCCGCAGCAACCGGAATTTTTGCTTCTTTTTCTTTGAGAAGTCGAATCTCTTCTTCGATATTTCTGATATCTTCAGTTGTCTCTTTCAAAGAATCATTCAGTTTCTCGACTTCTTGTTCATCTTCTTCAATCGTCTTTTTCAGCGACATTCCTTTATCGGTAATCCGTTTTAACTCAGCTTCTTTTCTGACAGCAAACTCTGACCGGAGCTGTTCTTTCTTGTCATCTGGATATTCCTGCCCGCAGTAGACGCACACGGTACTGTTTTCGTCAAATACTCTTGCTTTCTCCTGCTTCCAAAGTTCAGCCAT